AGTATCCAGCGACTCCAGAAGAGGCGTTTACTGCCGGTGAAGGGCAGTTCTTTAAAGAGTTTCGTCGTGATGTGCATACCATTAAACCGCTTAAGATACCGTCGTGGTGGAAACGGTTCTGCTCGTTAGACTATGGACTTGATATGACCGCTTGTTATTGGTGGGCAGTTTCACCGGAGGGCATTTTATATGCTTATCGTGAGTTGTATCAATCGGACTTAACACTAAGTCAAGCGGCGAAAAAGATTATCTCCATGACACCTAAAGACGAGAAAATAAGTTATACGGTTGCTTCTCCTGACTTGTGGAATAGACGGCAAGAGACAGGTACAAGCGGCAGGGAGATAATGAATCGTGCCGGACTTAATAACCTCCGCAAAGCAAAGCATGAACGTAAAGCAGGGTGGAGAGCAGTAAGAGAATATTTGTTAGTTAGGGAAGAAAAGCAGGACGTTATTACCGATGAAGGTATAAAAACTGAGATTTCTTTTACCGCTAAACTAAAGATATTCGATACCTGCAAGAATATGATACGTTGCTTGCCGTTGCTAGAGCATGACAAGAATGACTCAGAGGATGCGGCAGATACTCCACATGAGGTCACACACAGCAACGAATCCCTTAGATATTCAGTAATGTCAAGACCTCCCATTTCTAAGGATGAAAAGTTTAACTTTCCCGATGATATGTCGTTGTCTGAGCAGTCAGCAGTTTTAAATAACATTGCGTTTGAAAAAGAATATGAGAAGTTGCAGGAACATATTGTATGTTTTTGAGGGTGTGATTAAATGGACTGGAAAAAACCATTTCGTGCGTTAAAAAAGAAGGTGAAAGAAATAGTAGCACCTGCTATAGAATACGATCAAGAGACACTTGACTTGCTTAAATATTGGCAAGATCAGTTTGAGATTGACCGTCAGGCAAAGAAAAAATACGATCTTCTCATGGATTCATGGGAAAATATGTACAACGGTAATCGTGAGTTTGAGAATGTCAACAATCGGCAAGAAAAAGAAGCGAGAACGGTTGTTAACTTCCCTCGCTTAATTGTCGAAGCACTTATTGATATGACTATACCTGACCACGACTTTAAACCCGTTACTGCTGCCGATGAAGTCCCTGTTAATGCCTTAAAGAGTTACGTCGGTTATGTGCTGAGAAGTTCCTCCCCTTCGCTTGAAGAAATGAATATGTCGGATGAGCGCAGAGTTTCAAAGTTAGGCGGTACGTTCAAAAAGGTTCACTGGAACAATAATATCAAACGTGCTGGGTATGTCGGTGAGATTGAGATTAGTAACCCTCACCCGAAGGATATTATACCTAACAAGTCGTCTATTAACTTCGGCGACGATATGGAACATTATCATCATCCGGTTAACCGCACACAGAAGTATATCCTCCGTAAATGGAAAGATATAACGAAGGATATGTTAGAGGAAAAGTCGATACTGTACGCCGAGTATGACGAGATTATGGGCGACCAAAGAATAACTACCGTTAACGACACTACCGGAGTTTCTAAGGATACTGGACTTGGTAAATATACTATCGTTGAGACTACCTACCGGGACGACGACGGAGATATTTGTAAACTGTGGTGGTCTGGTGATTTGCTAATTAAGCACCTTCCAAAGTTCTTTTATCGTAGGGACGAGGACGGGGAACCGTACAAAACTGAGACTATTGAAGCAGGTACACAGGTTCGTAGGGGTTTGGACGATCAGGGCAATGTTGCCTATCGTGTTGTTGATACCGAAACTGAGGCAGAATACTACATACCTACCTGCTGGGATATAGTCTATCAACCTTTTATTATGCGTGATAAGTGTTGTTGGGGTATATCCATTATGGAAGATGTTTGGGATTTGCAGGAGAGTATTAAGAAAGCGGTCCATATGTATGAAGAATCTTTCCTTCGTGGCAGGAAGAAGATTCTAACCTCTTCCACAGAAATAGCAAGAAAACTTATGGACCCAACATCTGAAATAATCCATGTTAATGACGTAGGAGAGGTTAAGGAAGTTGATTTAAGTACAAATATTGACGGCATTCAATTGGTTGATAAATTCAAAGAATGGTTGCAACTTATAACCGGCGTAACCGATGCCTCGTTGGGCGTTCATCAACCGGGCGTAACATCAGGCGACCAGGCGCAGGCGTACATTAGTCAGTCAAGTAACAAATTAGCAATTAAGTCTGCTTATAAGTCAACCTCATACAAGACACTTTACCGCACTATTGCGGAGTTTGCGTTGGCGTTTTGTGATGATGATCGTCCTTTCCGCATTACCGGAGAGAAGGGCGAGAACAAATACGGTCAGTTTAACCGCTTATCCATGCTTCGTGATGTTAACGGCGATTTAATCTATCCTGACTTTGATATTGAGATTTCAGCAGAAGTTGGATTTATGAAGAATAAGTCTGAAATGATGAATTCTATTGTTTCTCTTGCAGGGCAGGGACGTTTTGAACCTACTCCCGGCAATATGCTGATACTGAAAATTCTTGATAAAATCGGTGTTCCGCACCTTAAAGAAGTTATCGGGCAGATGGAGCAGGACATACAGCAGGCACAAGAGGCCCAAGCGCAGCAGGAAGAGCAGGCAAAACAGATACAAGAACAGCAACTAAAGCAAAGTACTGATATGATGCTTGCTAAACAGCAGCATGAAAAAGAACTTGCCGTTATAAAGCAGCAGGGCGAATTAAACCGTCAGCAGCAATCGCACGACCTCGAAAGTGATAGAGAGGTTATGAGCGGAGAGTTGCAGCAGGACGCAGTTATGCAGTTTATGGATAAGTTGAATCAGATTAAGGAGCAGGATCCCAATGCCTTTATGCAGATTATGCAGTTACCGACAGATCAGCAGGTACAGGCGGTAATGAATTTAGCGAGTTAATAACGGAGAACCGAGGGGGATTAATCATGGAAAATCATATCGAAGATGTGAAAAGAGCAAATAAAGTTCTTGTTACTTTACAGTTCTTTGATGGCGACGAATATATCTGTAAGTATAATAAGGGTATAGAGTTTGATAATTGCATCGGTACGTTTGGTAAAATTAAAACATTTCAATCCGTAGTAAAGGCGTTATATCGCACTTTTCAGCAACTTATTGGAGTTAACATCAAGGAAAAACATAGCACGGTTATTTTTACCAATATAACTGAATCAGCGGAGGTAAATAATGCAACTAACTGACCAAGAAAAAAGAATCATCGAAGAATTACGTAACCTTGGAGGATGGGGAACGCTTACCATCAAAGTTAAGGGCGGCAGGGCGGTTATGATTAGTCCTACCAAGGATATTAAACTTGACTAGGAGGTGATAATTATGGCAGGTTGCAAGGGTAAAGGTAAAGGTATGGGCATGAAGGGTATGCCTAAGTCCGATAAGAAAGATATGGGCATGGGCAAGGTTTACGGTAAGAAGATGAAATAACCACAGGTTCAATTAACTAAATAACCAATCCTTAGTAGGAAAACCACAGGGATAGGGTATATCAGAGTACCGTTATTGGTATTGTGATATACTCTATCCCTATTTTTATTGCCTAAATTTAGGAAAGGAGGTGTAAAACGTGGCTAAAAATCTCGACAAAGCAATGCCTTGTAGCGGTACTTTTACCTATGGAAATACAGGAAGTCGGCAGGCAGATGTTACTCGTGTCATTAAGGGTGGCGATCTGCGTTCACGCCCCGGCAAGAACAACGGTGCTGTTAAATAGTTAAGGCAGGGTAAAACCTGCTTTTCCTATTTGCCTACATAACATCGTTCCGCATTAGGGTGGCAGTTGGAAATAGACAACGTACACGCCGGATAGACGGTGAAATATATCGCTGGCGAGCGTAAACGTGGGGTGTAATTATGGAAGATCAAGTATTGGAAACAGGAACAGAGGAAGTCGTTTCACCTCAAACAGATATTGACACTAACGAACAAACCAATACCGGGGACGTAACCGGCACTCAGCAAATGAGTGATGCTGAAGTCGTTGAACAGCAGAAACAGAAGCAGACACAGGAACAAAACAGGGCATTTGCTCAGATGCGTAGGGAGGCACAAGAGGCCAAGCGCAAAGCAGATGAACTTGAACAATGGAAACGTGACTTTGAGCAGAAGAATAACGCACAGCAACAGAGACAGTTGCAGGCAGACATGGATGCTCAGAGGGAAAAACTTGCCGCAGAGTTAGAGGAACAGGGATTTCCTGTTAGTCAGATCAACAAATATCTGAAAATGGACCCTGTTTTTCAGCAGATGCAGGAAGAGTTAAACGCCAATAAACAGCAGTTAGAACAAGAAAGGCACCTGAGAAATAGGCAGGAGGCAGAGCAGCAGTTTGTGAAGGACCATGCTTATTTAAGGGGTAAATACGGTGACATTGTTCCCGATTTGAATAATCTTGACCAGGCAACCGTTGACATGCTGTATAGCGGTATGCCGCTTAGATCGGCGTGGTTGACTGCTAATGAGGATGCTATTGCCGAGGCGTTGCAGAAAAAGGCAGCGCATAAGGCTA